CAATTTATGTATATGATGATTGCGGCAACACTATTTGCTAACTATCCAAAAGAAACTCGTATGCACTACGTAAGGAGATATTATGACTCGACCTCCCTTTTTAAAATCAATATCCCAACGCCAGTCATGGCCGGTGTCCGTACACCTGTTAGACAGTTTGCTTCGTGTGTCCTTGTTGACAGTGACGATACCCTTGATAGTATCTTCGCAAGTGATATGTCAATTGGCAGGTACACAGCGCAAAGAGCAGGCATCGGAATCAACGCAGGACGCATCCGCGGAGTAAATGCTAAGATCAGAGGCGGAGAAGTCGCTCACACTGGCATTATTCCCTTCTTAAAGAAGTTTGAGGCAACTGTTAGATGTTGTACTCAGAACGGTGTTCGCGGCGGCTCTGCCACCACACACTTTCCTTTTTGGCATCAAGAGATTGAAGACATCCTTGTGCTAAAGAACAACAAAGGCACAGAAGACAATCGTGTACGTAAATTAGACTATTCAATTCAGTTAAACAAAACAATGTACGAAAGGTTGTTATCTGGAGGAGATATTACTCTTTTCTCGCCACATGATGTGCCAGGACTATACGAAGCATACTACGGTGACCCTGCGGCATTCCAAGAGCTATATGAAAAGTACGAACGTGCTACAAGTATTAAAAAGAAGTCTATTCCAGCAATGGAATTGTTCTCTGCTCTAATTAAGGAACGTGCTGAAACAGGGCGTATCTACATTATGAATGTTGATCATGCAAACACACACAGTTCATTCAAAGACACAGTTTACATGAGTAACCTATGTCAAGAGATTACATTACCTACTAAGCCACTACAGCATATTGATGATCCAGAAGGTGAAATTGCTTTATGTATTCTGAGTGCTATTAATGTTGGTGCTATTAAAGAGTTAGATGACTTAGAAGAACTATGTGAATTAGCAGTAAGAGCATTAGAAGAAATTATTGACTATCAGCGTTATCCAATCTTGGCCGCCGAGAAGTCAACTAAGGCAAGACGTTCGTTAGGTGTAGGATATATTGGTTTAGCACACTTCTTAGCAAAACAAAAAGTGCAATACAACGATCCACAAGCGTGGAAACTTGTACATGACTTATCAGAAGCATTCCAATACTATTTGCTAAAAGCAAGTAACACACTTGCTAAAGAGCGTGGTGCTTGCGAGTACTTTGACCGCACTAAATACAGCGACGGCATTCTGCCAATTGACACTTACAAAAAGGATGTGGACACAATCGTTCCACACAAACTAAACTATGATTGGGATAGTCTCCGCAATGACATTAAGGAACACGGGCTCAGGCACTCAACTTTGTCCGCACAAATGCCATCGGAGAGCAGTTCCGTTGTGTCGAACGCAACAAACGGAATTGAACCACCACGTGGATACTTGTCCGTTAAGAAGTCAAAGAAAGGGCCTCTTAAGCAGATTGTTCCACAGTATCAAACGCTAAAGAATCACTACACACTACTTTGGGATATGCCAAGCAACGAAGGGTATATTAATGTAGTAGCAGTAATGCAAAAGTTCTTTGACCAAGCCATTAGTGGCAACTGGTCATACAACCCAACCCACTACGAGAACAACGAAGTGCCAATGAGTGTTATGTTACAAGACTTGTTGAATACTTATAAGTATGGATGGAAGACTTCTTACTATCAAAATACTTACGATTACAAGACTGATCCAAGTGAGATTGAAGAAGACAAACCGCAAACACAATTATTAGATGCTGGAGTTCCTAATAGCATCGCACAAGACGGAGAAGAATGCGAAGCTTGTGCCATTTAAGGTTGACAAGTAACTGCAATGATAGTATTATAGAAGAAGTATAAGGAAGGTTTTAATGGCTAAAACAGTATTTAATAAGGACAAAGTAGACTTCACAAAACAGAATATGTTTTTTGGAGCAGATCAAAACACTCAACGATATGATGTTTTTAAGTTTCCAGTGTTTGATAAACTTAATCAAACAATGCTGGGGTATTTTTGGCGACCGGAAGAAGTTTCTCTTCAAAAGGACAGAGCAGACTATGCACAGTTTCGTCCAGAACAGAAACACATCTTTACTGCAAACTTAAAGTACCAAACACTGTTAGACAGTGTACAGGGTCGTGGACCTTGTTTGGCTTTCTTGCCACACGTAAGTTTGCCAGAGCTTGAAGGGTGTATTGTTACTTGGGACTTCTTTGAAACTATTCACTCACGTTCGTATACACACATTATGAAAAATGTGTATCCAGATCCTACAGAAGTTTTTGATACTATTTTAGATGACAAAAAGATTCTTGCTCGTGCGCAAAGTGTTACAAAATACTATGACGAATTTAACGATGCCGCTGATGCGTTTATGCATCGTAAAGAAGGCAATATGCGTGACGTTAAAAAGAAACTGTACCTTGCTATGCAAACTGTAAACATTCTTGAAGGACTGCGTTTCTATGTAAGTTTTGCGTGTACTTTTGGTTTTGGAGAACTAAAACTAATGGAAGGCTCTGCAAAGATTATTTCACTAATTGCACGTGACGAAGCACAGCACCTTGCACTAAGCACACATGTTCTTAAACTTTGGGCTCAAGGCAAAGATGATCCAGAAATGGCTAAAATTGCTAAAGAGTGCGAAGCTGAAGTATATGACTTATGGCGTGAGTGTGTTGCAGAAGAAAAAGACTGGGCAGACTACCTATTTAAAGATGGTTCAATGATTGGTCTTAATGCTACACTTCTACATCAATATGTAGAGTACATTGCAAACAGACGTTTAAAAGCATTGGGATTAAATGCTATCTTTGATGCTCCAGTAAACACTAATCCACTTCCGTGGACACAACATTGGTTGAGCTCATCAGGCTTACAAGTTGCTCCACAAGAAACAGAAGTGGAGTCGTACATCATCGGCGGCATTAAACAAGACGTTGATAAAGATTCACTTAAAGGATTTAGTTTATGATAGAAATTTATGGAAAACCAATGTGTCCGTATTGTGATAAAGCAAAGGCACTTTGTGAAAGACGTGATTTTAAATATACATACAAATCACTTGGTACTGACTACTCAAAGGAATAACTATTAGAAAACTTCCCAGGTGCTCGTACTGTACCACAGATTAAAATTAATGGTACAACAATAGGCGGATACGATCAATTTGTACAGTATCTTGACGAAACAGGCTATAACGGAACAGGCCACACAGTAGGACATTAATATGCTAATTGAAACCCCATATAAGGAAGGCGATACAGTATCACTTAAATTAAGTTCGGGAGAAGAAATTGTTGCTCGTCTCGATAAAGAAGATGATACATATTACACACTAAAGAAACCTATGGTTTTAATTGCTCAAGCAGAAGGTTTAGGATTAGCACCTTATATGTTTAGTGTAAATCCAGATAACAAATTTATGCTACGAGTTACTTCAGTAAGTTGTGTATCTAAAACACAAGAAGAAATTAGTAAACAATACACTGCTACTACATCTGGGATTGTAACTTAATGCCTGCGGTAAGTAGAGTTGGTGATGAACTAAACACAGGTCACGGCTGTGATGGAACGACTACTATTGACGCTCCTAACACAGACGGAACAGTTCACGCTAATAATATAGATGTAATTGTTATTGGCGCACCAACAGTGTCGCACAATATACCAAGCGGAGATGATTGTGTAGCACATACTGACGTTACCAAAGAAGGATCTCCAAATGTCTTTATAAACGAAATTGCAGTGTCACGAAAAACAGACTCTACTGATTCTGGTAACATGATCGAAGGCAGTCCTAACGTATTTGCTAATGGTGACTAATGAACGTAAATGAAGGTGATAAAGCAGTCATTATCTTTTCAGTAAATCCTGCAAATGTAGGGCGTGTTGTTAATGTTGCTGAGTATATTGGCAAATTTAACGAACGTGAACAATTTCAATTTAGAGGTATGCCGTGTATGGCAATGGTAACTGATCACCATTGGTGGATCGAAGCAGATGATTTAGATATACAATTAGGACCAAGTCCAAGAGCGTACATCGCAGACAGTTGGCTACGCAAGATTGTCCCACCAGACGAAAAACTTTCTAACAAACAAGAAAAAGAACTTGACATCTTAGCTTAAAGGTGTTATAAATATACTCGTAACGTTGAAGCCAATCAACGACGAACTGGACCCGGGGGCGGTACCCGGCGGCTCCACCATAGACACACTGAGCCCAACGGCAAACCTGGTTCGAATCCAGCAGTGTGTCTATGATGGGGCCGAACTTAGGATCGACAGGCGTAAGAGAGAACGTGGAGTTACCGGTAGGCGAGACCGTAAATCAGCAAACACTA